CTATTTTGACGGTTTGGCGATGGCGCCAACGCGCCGATAAACGCGCTCGGTCAGCTCCTCTTCCGTGTGCCCCAACAGCCGACTGGCGTCCTTCAGGTCGGTGATTTCCGAGGCAGCTTTAGGGCGAATGTCCCGGAACTGGAATTGGGCGATTCGTACTGCCATCTGCTCATCCGCCTTTTCAGTCGCCGCGTTTTTGGCCAGCTCACGCGCTGCATCCCAGCGCAGCCGAAGCATCGGCGCGGTGACGCGCTTTCCCCGTTCGCTGACGATCAAATACGGGCTGGGGTGTTCCGAGTTGCGCGCGGCCATTTGTTTGATCAGCTCTCCCAGGCTGTTATCCAGGCCGTCATTTCGCAGCATGATTCGGAGTTTCTTGCTGGTTTTGCCCTGCTTTACCAGCAGGAAATCACCCTCAATGTCATCCTTTCGCATGCTCAACACGTCCGCCGGGCGCTGGCCCGTCAGGTAGGCCAGATCCATCGCGTCCTTCAGCTCAGACACTGCCATCTGATACACAGCGTCCCACACGGCATCGTTGGCGTAGTAGTCACGCGGGATCTCCTTGTTCTTACGTACCCCTTTGCAGGGGTTCTCCTTGGTGGTGAGTCCCCATTCCCTCGCCATGTTGAAGACGTGGGATAGGGTGGCGATTTCCCGATTGGCGCGCACCTTGGCAGTACGCGCGTCTCGGTACTGGGCAATCATCGATGGGGTAATCGCGTCGATCGGGGCCTCCTCGAAGACCTTTCGGAGCTGACGGAGCTCGCGGACGTTGTCCTGTTGGGTTCGCGGGGACTTCTTGGGCATCACGTCCCGCTCGTACCGGTTGAAGATCGGTCCCATGATTCGTAGGTCCTGGGGCTTCTCCTTGGCCTCGAGTTCGGCCCACTTGATGCGCGCCTGGTCCAGGTCGTTGCCCAGTGGAATCTCCTTGCCGGAGGCGTCGCGGTAGTAGTAGCCGATCCAGACCTTTCCGCTTTTTCTGAGTCGCTTGCGACGGTACATGTTCGGCGGAAGGTCCCTGTTGTTCGCCTTTCGAGGTCGCATTCAGTTCACCCTGGAAAAGTCCGGTGTCCAAGTCGGGATGGGCAGAGGCGGGGCTTGTTGAGCTGGAGGGGTTGGCTCGGCGCCCAGCTTCATCCGGGCGTACTGACGCCCGACCAGGGGGCGCCGGCCGCGGCTTTCCACGTAGTGCCAGCGGCGCTCATCCAGCCAGCGGCGTTGCCAGGCCCTGGCCTTGTAGCCGGTGATGGCGGCCAACTCTTCATCCGAGAGAATTTCGCTTTTCATGGGCAGTACCTCCTTGTGCCGACTCACGTCTGCAGCCGATGGGGTAGGTGGGGTCGTTAGGTAAGGCGACAGGCATGGCGATACCTGCCTATGGCAGAAGCGCCAAGAGCCGAGCGGCCCTCCCGGCCGGGTGCATCGAGCAAGGATGCTGATGCCGGCCGGGAAGGGCGTTGCTGTTTTGCTGGGGGTTACTTGCGAGTGCGCAGATGCTGGCTGGCGAGGGTGGCCAGCTGGTCGACGCCTGCCTCGGTCACCTTGATGCGTGTGCCTGCCGGCACGAACTCGCGGAAGAAGGTGAGCACGTTGCGCTCGTCGTCAGGGTTGACGATGCAGGCTTCGCGGGCGACCGGCTGGATGCTGGTCATCTGGCCGTTTTCGTAGCTGACCAGGAAGCGCTGGTGTTGCAGCGCCTGGGCAACGTCTTCGGCTTGCGCGGTCGTTGGCAGGCGCTGGCTTTCTACTTCCTGATCCAGCACGTCGAGCACCCATTTACGGAAATCCTTCGCCACCTTGGTGCGGGCGAACATCGCCAGCAGGTGGGCGCCGCGGAGGGAGAAGATGCGAACCTCTTTCTGCAGGTTGCCCGAGAGGGTCAACTTGACCTTCTCGGTCATGCAGGGGGTGAATTCGTCAGCACTGCGAGCGTAGATGCGTGTAATCGCATTGTCGTTTGCATAACCCAACGCGCGGGCAATCTGCGCGGCATGCAGCCACTGCTGGCCGTCGCGGCTAACGACGTCGAAGTGAGTGTTTTGGAAGATGAGTCCAGTCATGGTGAAGCTCCCGTTTCAAGATGGCTAACCGCGCCCAAACGCCAATTCGGGTGAGCGGAACCGTGCGGGTTGGCGTACCGGAAACGGGACCGGCGGACCCGAAGGCCCCCACACACGGCCCGCCCATTTAACGGGTGCAGCCATGCCGCGGACACAAAAAAACCGCTCTTACGGCGGTAATGTATCCGCCCGCTTTACCAGGACGCCAATCCTGTATCGCTGAATTTGCAGCGACGGGCGAACCGTACCCAGTGGGGGGAGGGGTGTCAATGGTGGGTGCTGTTTCGTCCTGAGTAGTGGCCACGTTCATTTGGCACTGGCAAAGGCAATAATGTCTGAAGATAATGGCTAGGGGCCATGTTGTGGTTTGGCACTCCTTGCGGGAGTGTCCGTCGTGTGTGGTTTTAATGAGGTTGTCTTGACTCAATGTAAGCAATGAGGTGAATGTTGAAAGATAGATTTTGGTTGGGGTGGGTTATTGCTCTGGTTGTGATTTCTATCGTTGGATGTTATGGAGCATATTATTATTTTTTATTTACCGGCTTTGATTCGGCTCTGGACGAAAATGGATTACTGAAGGGTGTGCGATCAGGGACATTTGGTGATGCGTTTGGTGCATTGAATGCGCTGTTCTCCGGTCTGGCATTTTCTGGGGTCTTGGTCACAATTCTTTTGCAGCGACAGGATCTCAAAGAAGGTCAGGTGGAGAGTTCAAGGCAGCAAATCGAATCTCAATTTTATAACATGCTACGGCTACAGCAGGAGGTAGTGTCAGGGTTCGATATTCATAATAGGAAGCAGGGGATTATTATACAGGGGCGTGACTGTTTTAGGACGTGGTACCGCGAAATGGGCTCAAATTATAGTATGCATTTAAATCTCGAGAGTTCTCGTCGTATTGGTATGTCTTTTGCGCATGTATGGGATCTTCATCGTGGCGATATGTCTATCTATTTCAGGAGTCTATATAACATATTCAAATTGGTTTCTAGTAGTGAGCACGTAGACAAGCGATGGTTGGGGAATGTTGCGAGATCGCTTATTTCTGATTTTGAATTGGTTATGATTTTTTATAATTGCTTGAGCAAGCAGGGTCTTGGCTTTGTGAAGTACTCAATCGAATTTAAATTGTTTGATAATTTGGATGTCTCATTGCTCATGAATGAGCGGGATGTCCTATTGATGGATAAGCGAGCATTTGGTGAAAATTTGGACGCCCTTGCAATGTTCGCAGTTGCCGGTGCTGGTGCTGGTGCTGGTGGAAAGTAAAAGACGAGGTTGATTTATATTCTTCCAGGCAAGCTCTGCTTGGGCTGAGTCTTTGTGAGTTTTGGTATCTTTATATGTTCTAGAATCTGACTTGGCTGGCTCGCTGGTTAAGTGGTGCTAGGGTGCGATGTGAAGCATTTGTCGTCGCTAGTACCAAGATTGTGGGAGGCGTGCATGAATTCAGGGTTTCTATATGGAGCCGTTTGCACTTTGTTGTTTTCCGTCGGCGCCTTGATGTATCCGATCGTTGTCGGGGATAACGCTAGGGATATCCTTGGTGCAGCATCAGATTTGGCAACTTTGATTGGTGTTTTTGTTGCGATTGGTGCGTATTTTAATTGGCGTAGAGAGCATTCAAATGCAGAAAAACATAAGAGGCTTTTCGATCTTGAAGTGATGCTTGATGAAAGCTTCGTGGCACTGCATTCCTATGCTAATGCCGTTTATTTGTTTGGGATGAAAAAAATCAACGGCAAAGATTCTTCTGCTGAATTCAATGATCTGGAGCTAAAGCGCATTGTCTACTTCGAGGCAAGTACAAAATATAGATCTGCTTTGGGTAGGGTTAAGCTATTTCTATCGGAAGTGGAGGCCTCAGCGTTTGTCTGGACCTTTGAGAAGATCGAAGGAATGTATGACGAAATTAACAGGGGTCTCTATCTCTCCGCAAGCAAGGTGCGACCAGGGGAGTCGGGTGACTCATCTATGGGGCTATACGACATGTTTACTAGTGCGAGGGTAGCGGCAGGAGGCTCAGACGGTCCAGAGAGCTCCTGACGGCCTTGGCCTTCAGCCCGAGCTTCTTGGACGCCAGCAACAGTTCAGCCTTGGCAAACTGCCGGCCATCTTCGGCGAATTCGTGGGTGAGTTGCTCAGGGGAGGTGGCTACGTTGTGGAACCGCGCGAGCATGACCAGGCAAGCAAGGCCGGTATCGACCTCGGCATTCCCACCCGATCCCTGGTGTTCGTTCGACATCATTGTTCCTTCGCTGTCTTCTGCCCGCGGAAGTGGCGGACTACTTCAGCTCTCGGAAGGAACGAGGATGCCGGCGTCGACTTTTCCCTGTCGATCACTCTCTTGAGCCGGGAGGCAACGTAGTGGTTTTCGCAGCCCTTGGCAATATGCCAGTACGCTTGGCCCATCGAGGCGATGTGCTCAATGATAAGCAGCGCACGAATCTGATGATCCTGACTGGGGGAGGGGAATAGATGTTTCGATTGGCCGGAACCCATCTGATGCAGGCGCTCCGTTTGCGGATTGCCTAGGCAGTTGCAAGTTGGCTAATGAGAGGAAGGGAGTGGGTGCCTCGATAGAGCCCGGGCAAGTACTCGGAACCGGCCAGAATTGGTGAAAATCCCGTTCCGAAACCGAAGGTGTGGTGCTAGTAAGGATGCGGCTTCCAGCGGTTCATCTTGGCAAAAGTTTTGGAACGGTTTTGTGCTTCTAAGTACTGAAATTGCTGGGTTCATAGTGCGGACTTGAAAACCGCCGAAGGGGAGACTCTTCCGTGAGTTCGAATCTCACCGCCTCCGCCATCTAACTAGCTGATTTCTATAGATGTTTTCTTAAAAACTCCCTGAAAGGGAACGTTTTGGGAACAAAGTGGGAATATAGCGCAAAAAGAAGGGCCTCTCTGGAGGCCCTTTTTTTGTATCCGTAGCAAGGACTGTGGCCGCGCTCTACGCGCTTTCAACTGCGCCCTTGCGCTTGAATCTCCTGGCTTACAGAAGGTGCCTCGTTGATGCTGCCAAGTTACTCCGCGCAAGGAAGGCGGCGAACGACGAGGCTGGTGCGGATCAGTTGATGCCGTACTTCTGATCGATCTTGCGTTTCTCCAGGGTGTACTGGGTCACGTCGATCTGGCCGGTCTGAAGGTTGGTGTCGAGTGCGCTCAGTTCCTTCTCACGGTTCTCACGCACTTGCTCCTTCGTGGCGTGGTAGTTAATGGCCTCAGCGGCGTCGTGTCCGCTCACCGGATCCCAGAGGATCGAAAGCGGCCAGAAGAGGAGGTTCACTACACCCAAGCCATACTCGCGGCCATAGAAGGAACCACCACCAGGAAGCAGCCCAAGGGCTGCGGCAGTGCCCGGGTTCTTCTCTTGGACGGCCTGGCCACGGGCTTCATACTGCCGCAGCTCGGCTTTCTGGTGAGAGTTCAGGCCAGTTGCACAACCAGTGCAAGCTACAGCTAATCCAACGGCCAGAATCAAACGATGCGCTTTCATGCGCCAACTCCTTGTAGTTATTCGGTACTGCTCTAAGCAGCATCTTAATAATATCAATTTGACATCACTTAAGGGAACACTCCAATACGTCAAGCGAGGGCTTTTGGGGCTGCGCGGAACGTGACGGCCCATTGTGGCGGGCTCAATGTCGGGTCTGTTCAAGAAAGGCTCAGCGCCCTGTTGAGGAGGCCCACGATGTCGGAGCCGTCCTTGCTGATGAATTTGGCGTAGTGCTTGAAAACCATGGCCGTGGATGTGTGGCCTAGCTGGTCAGCGATCCACTCCGGCGACAGGTCGATGGGGTTCAGCAGCGTGCTCATGCGATGCCCCCGAAGCGCAGCGGCACTTGCATGTTCAGCGGTTCGTTGATGTCTACGCGGGTGCCGTCAACATCCAGCACCGCGCGGCCTTGAATGCTGCCCTGGGCCAGTTGAATGCGCGATAGGCGCACCCGTGGCTCCCAGCGCATCAGCGCCAGGTTGGTAGCCGCATAGGCGCGCAGGCGGGTGTGGTCGTTTAGCGGCTGGTCGATGAGTTCGGAGAGCTGGCTGCCGTACTGGCGGCGCATCACGCGTGAGCCAACCGGCGTGGTGAGGATGTCAGCGATGGACTGGCGCAGGTGGCCCAGTTCGTCCAGGGCGTTGCCGGTGTGCCGGTTCATAGTTACGGGCTCGTGGGGGCGCTGAGGTTGCCCAGGTGCACCTGCTTGACCAGGCTCTTGTCGGCGCCGATCACGTCCACGGCGGCCGTGGCGGTGCCGTCGATTTCCGCATCGCCGGACACCTTCAACAGGCCGTTCACCGTTACATCGCCTTCGATGGTCACGCCGCCGGAGGCTTCCAGCACGACAGTAGCGCCACCCGGCAGGGTGGCGGTGAGTGAACTGCTGCCGTGGTCGTAGTCGATGATGGCGCCGTCCGAGTACTCGCGGCGGTGCAGGCTGGGCGAGTGCTCGGGAGCGGGGTTGGCTTCGCTGTACAGACCGACCAGGACCAGGGCCTGGGTGGTTTCGCCGCTAGGGCTGAACAGCACGCACTGCTCGCCCACGATGGGTGGGTTCCAGTCCAGCGTGGCGCCGGCGCGTAACGCGGTCCAGGGCAACCAGGTGGTGAGCAGGCGACCGCTCTTCGCCCGGCAACGGGCAGCGGCGTGGTCCACCTCGGCAACGGTACCGAGGCGGATCAGGTTATCGAGGCGGCGGGTGAGTTCGGCGAGGCTGTCCATGAGCCGATGGTGGGGGAGGGTCGCGCGGGGTGCATGGGGTAAGGGTTGTAGAGGTGGCAGCTACAACATCGCGCTAAGGGCGAACCAGACGTAGTGTCCCACCGATGCCCCCGTGGATGCCGCAGAAGCCACGACAGCCATACTCCGGAAAAGTCTTCACTGACACCTCGTCGGCGCCGAAGGTTAGGCGGATCCGACACTCCGATACGTCAGCGAGATCGTACCCCTCATAGCGTTCGTAAAGGTGGTGTGCCTTGTCGTTGACGAACTCGAAGGTATCACTACCGGGAGAAACGGGTGTCGCAAGGCCGGGTACCGCACAACTCGATGATGAAGATTCACTTGCGTAGTAGAACGTCACGCCCTTATCGGACGTCACCATCGTCAATGTCGCATATCCTTCTGGGCCGCTCCGCTGGTAGTAGCCGGCAGCCGGCGCTTCAGCTTGAGCATTGGCTCCGATGAATGTGCTCGCCATGACCAGTGCGTGAAAAATGCAGTTCTGTATTGTCTCCATTCTTTTTTCCCCTACCAAGAGCAACCATTGCAACCTTTATCGAAGTTGTACTCTTCCAGTTGCTCAAGTCGATCAAGAGTCCTTCGGGTAAGACAAATATTCCGACCGGAAGTGGTCAGGTAGTCGTCGCCCTCTCGGGGTTCTAAGAATAAGCAGTCAGCGTTCCGAAACTTTATCCAAAGTCGCTGCGCATTAACTAGGTTCTGCTTGTTCTTTTGGTCCAGGTAGTCGATGAGTTCTTTGTGCTGAGCATTAAGCTCCTGGTCCGCCTCCTTATAAAGGCTCGAGAAGCATCCGGAGATAATGCGGTAGGAGCTGTTTTCCCCGCAAACCTTCTCTTTTAATCTCAATTCATTTGAGTCAGCGTTCGCTAGCTGGGTTCCAAATAATGTCAGGGCAAGCGTCGTGAGTCTAAGCACGGTACATCTCCAAAGTGTATAGCTATAAATTAAATAAAGCGCTCTCCTTTTTGGTTGGGAGTAAATGAAATAGATCAGCCCTCTTTTTATTCTTTTTTTGGTTCAGGCGAATAAGGAATCACGTCATGTATAAAGCTTTGAGTTGCCCCGCAATATTCGGCGCTGCCTTCCTTGTCTGCGCCAGTGATTTTTCTAAGGAAACTGAATGCCGCTCCCCCGCTGTATCCGTATCTTGTGCTCTCTCCAATTACTTTTCCGGAATCAATTTCATAGATGGACTGGCTGACCTTCCAGGGACTCACAGGGTGGCCTTCGATCCTGACGCCGGATAATGCATACTTGCTTTCGGGTTCGCTGACGATTTCAGAATTTATATCGAAGCTACCAATCTGTCCCGCGGTGTAATGATAGAGCTGCCCTGACTTTTCACTTTCAACAAACTCGTAAGAGTCGCGGCCAAATATGGAGTCATTCTTCAGAAACTCGCGTGCTGCACCCTTTCCGGTTCCCTCCTTAAGCAAAAAACCTTTGACGGGAACTCGCTGATATACCGCCACCCCAGATGTGGTGGCACACTTGTACTTCCACTCTCCGAGTGTGAATAATTCGTTTCCAAGGAATACCATAAAAATCAATAAAAACACCGCCCCACCTAAGAGGGTCGAGTTATATCTTTTGCGTGCCCAGCGTGCTGGCAGTACGCAAAGAAATAGCACTACTGCCAAATAAACAATCACCAAAGGAACTAAAAAAATGAACATAGATGTCGATCACTTTATTTGAAAAGGAGGCATATTTATATTTCTACTCTAAACCGCCGCACCTCTCAGGCTTCGCTTAACCCATCCTGCGAAAAAGAGAGACGGAGCACTATTGGAAGAGCGCCCGTGTCTCTCGCTCAATGTCGGGCAGCATGCCCAATTCGAGCTGGATCGAAGTGTGCAGAGTCCATGCATCGCTAGCACCCTCGTTGGGGCGCATTTCGATCTGCAGGGTGACGACGCCAAGGGCGGAGCAGGTGGCGATCATCGTCAGGTCGTGGTCGAGCGATTCGTATACGAGGGGCTCTGGCCAGGGAGCGAGCATCGCGCCCAGTTCCTGGAAGAAGTACTGCGGCGGGTTGCCGTCCGGGCCGGCGTAGATGCGTTGCGATGCGGTGAGGCCATTGCCGGCCAACTCCAGGATAAATTCATCATCCTGTAGTGAGTGAAGGCGGAGCTGCTGGTCGGAGGCGACGGAGTGAAGGGTGAGCATGATCAGTTCTGGCGACCCCGCCTATCGAAGGTGGACGCGAGAACGAGGGAAATGGACAGGGTGCGCTTGATCATTGGCTCTCCATGGCGAGTAACTCCTTTAGCCGCGACTTCAATATGCCACTACTCAACCGTCAGGGAAATCCTGATGGTTGTCTGGTGATCTGTTGTGATTTCCAACGGTTGCGGAGCGCGGAATGACCTCAGCGCCGACAACCATGGTGATCACCACCACGGTTGGGGAGGTTCAGCAGCGAAGAGCCCGTGCGAGGGATCGGGCACTGGTTGCAGTTGCGGTGATGTTCACCCCAACTGAAGGGATTGGGGATTCAAGCTCGCTCGAACACCCAGCATCTGAAGCTTTTGCCCTGCTTTACGAGCAGGAAATCGCCCTCGATATCGTCTTTTCGCATACTCAACACCTCCGCCGGGTGCTCGTCTGTCAGGTAGGCCAGGTCCATCGTGTCCTTCAGTTCAGGCACTGCCATCTGACACACAGCGTCCCAAACGGTATCGTTGGCGTAGTAGTCACGCGGGATCTCCTTGTTCTTACGTACTCCTTTGCAGGGGTTCTCCTTGGTGGTGATGGCTTTCTAAGAGAAGCGGAGGTCGGCGAGATTGGACCTGACGGAGTTGCTCGGACGAAAGCAGGTCAGTTCCTGTTCAGAGTTGGAGCGCAAAGATAGCCTGAGGGCGATCGAATGCCTTGGGCTACACGACCCTGCAATGCAACGACTGCGCATAGGCAGCTTGTTCAGCCTCGCGCGCAGGTGTCTGAACTGCAATCAACCACGGACTCATGGGTGAGAAAGGTGATCATGCGTAGCGTCACCGTGCTTTTCGGGATGGCCATCATCGCCATCTCGCTTTCTGCTTCCGAATGGCGAGCCATGGCTTATGGCTCACTTTTTGGGATGCTCTTCGTTGTTTACGGAGCAAGAGGAACGGCTCTGATGAAGCGGCTTTTCCCGCGCTGGCTGAAAGAGATCGGAACCAAGAAGCCGTAGCGACGGACGCAGCACCGCAACAATTGGTCTACGGCACTCGACAGTGCCACGACTATGCATGGTTGGGAATTTACAGGCAGACAGCAGAGGTTGCGCAACCGAACCCTAAAACCACCCAAAATCCTGCAAAGGCGAGTAGCGCTGCCCCGAGTGCAAGGAAAATGACTGCTGTGGTTAAGTTGACGCCTGCCCTTACGCCTAGCCCCGTGAACGCTGCCAGGTAAACAATCGACGCGACTGCTATCGGGGCTGTATTGCGATATTCGCGCAGGCTGTGGACCAGGTGGACTAGGAATTCTGCGGACATCAGCGCGAGGAGGGACAGTCCCACACTCAGAAATGCCACTGCGAGTGGCCCGTAAACCTGCTCGTTACGGACTGCTTTGACAATGTTGGCGAGTGAAAGGGCGATCGCTGAAAAGAATAATAGGGCGATAGTGATCGGGTAGGCCGTGAGCTCATAGTACATGCTGAATGCTACTTACGAGGAAAGTCGGTTTTTCTTATCGCTCGCTCAGCCTCAAGGTCCTAGCGGCGGCTCATCCAGCATAGACTCAGCCAGATCAGCGTGGAGTGCTACGGAATTCTGCACTCGCACGACTTCGTGTTGGTCGATCCTTCGGCGCCAGGTGTATCTCGGCGATCAGGGAAGGACTGCCCATGGGCGAGTTCTGATCCCTGCGGATGTGCACGTCCCCGCGGAAGGGGTGGACGCTCCTGAGCTTTCGCTCCTCGATGGGCTTTCCCTTGAAGTGGAGGCGGCGGATGTCGAAGTGCATGGCGAATACTCAATGAACAGTGTTCTGCGCATGCCCTTCGATCCCGTCCAGCCGCCCCCGACCAGTGAGGTTCGGGTGGCGCCCAGTCGGCTGCTCAGCTAGCTTCCCAGGAGCCGGCATTGGGCCGGAACAAAGGGGGAGCTATGCCTTCGCAAGAGATTCAACGCCTTCACGTCAAACGTGGTTCGGACCTCTTGATCTACGAGAAGGGCGAGGGTGTTGACCCGGCCTATCTTGTACGCACCTCAGACGGTTCTTACACCGTTCACTTGGTGCCCGGTCAGTACGCTTTCTTCGGCGACGAAACGGGCCCTGGTCAGGTACAGATCGACCTCGTTGGGGGTGGGATTCACGATGGCACTGTCTTGTCGACTATCCCCGAGGAGCTGCCAGAGAACGCGACCAGTCCGATCGAGTTGGTTCTGAAGATCAGCGCGTGAGCCAATTCCGCAATCAGTAAGAACAGCAGAGGGTGATCAGGCAGCAGCGAGCAGCGCCTCGATCACCTTCTGCGTGCCCGCAGTTCACGTTTCCGTTTACCGCTTGATCCTCATCCCAATCCACCGCACCACTGGAATCGCCTTGCTGTTGCCCAGGGCCTTGTACCTGGGGCTGTCCACATCACGGACGTACCAGCGCTTGCTCTTCTTCGCCTGGCGGATCTCAAGACCTGCTGCCTGGCAGGACGCGGGGGATTCGGTGGCATCCATCTTCCGCCAGCCGTTCCAATCCGGAACCAGGGTGTAATCGTCCGGGAAGCCTTGCAGGCGCTCGCACTCGCGCGGAGTGAGCCGACGGACTCGGTTGTCGATCATCGCAGCTGGATAGCCCTGACCAGGTTTGCCGCCTTTGGCTTTCAGAGTGCCGGCGATGTCGCAAATGGTTACCTCCGCTCGCTGGTTCTCGTGGAAGGCGACGATGGGCTGACCTCGACCTGTGCCATCTTCGCTGGCATCAAACCCTTCAGCTCTCAAGGCGTGGGTTACGCCTTCGGTGGTGCAGACCGCGACCTGGCCGCCCGAGTTGGCGAGAGCCCCGCTATGCCCCATGGCGCGAAGCGTGGGGGCCAGGGCTCCAGCGTCTGCGCCGTAGTTCTTGCAGCTGAACGCTAGCACCGCATTCTCCTGGCCGTTGTTGCGCCCCAGGGCGTGGGCCTGGTCGATTGCGATATCCGGGTCCTGGGTGCCGTGGACTACGAGCAGGCGGATTCCGCATCCTGTTGGGTGGCGCTGCCAGCGGCCTTGCCGCTGGACTGGAGTGTGCCGGCGACAATCAGGTTGACTGGCGTGCAGTCTTGCCCCGCGCGAGCGCCGCCGTCCTTGTAGTAGTTCGCGGTCAGGGTGTTGGCGGTCAGGGGGATATCGTCGGTGCTGTAGCCGCCGTTTCTTCGAGCGCCGCCTGCAATTGTGGCGGCAGGGTTTTCTCTCGAGCCTCTGCACGGCGGAGTATCCCGGCGCACGCCGTCGGACTCAAAAAGTACCGCTGCGGGATCGAACCCTTTTCGAGCACTTGCGACAACGAACACACGACGGCGTCGTTGGGCCAGGCCGAAATATTGGGCATCCAACACCCGCCATGCGGCTGTTCGTTTGGGGCCATACACACAACCAGCGTCCGTCCATTTGCCCCCTGGCGGCTGGAGCGCTGCGGATTCGCCCACCAGGGCGCCGAGGAAGCAGCCGAACGCATTCTCCTTGTCCGAGAGAACGCCCGGGACGTTCTCCCAGACGTCGATTGCGGCAGGTTCGCCTCGGAGGGCGCGAACATGGTCAATTGCATCTGCTAACGCCACATACTTGATGGTGAGGGCGCCGCGCGGGTCGGCCAGGCCTTCGCGCATACCGGCCACGCTGAACACCTGGCAGGGCGTACCGCCGACCAGGACGTCCGGCGCCTCGATGGTGCCCACCAGCACATGGCACGCGAGCTTCGTCATGTCGCCCAGGTTGGGCACCGCCGGCCAGCGGTGAGCTAGCACAGCGGAAGGGAAGGGCTCGATTTCGGCGAACCAGGCTGCGCTCCATCCCAGAACGTGCCACGCCACGCTTGCGGCTTCGATGCCACTGCACACCGATCCATAGGTGATGGTCATGCTTTCTCCAGGTCGAGCGGTGCCGTGCCGCTGGGATACACTCCGCGGCCGGTTGATCTGCATAGGGATGGTGGTGATGCGGTTTGCGAAGGTGTTTCTGTTGCTGTTTCTGTTCGGCTGGGGCGTCTTTAACGTCCGATGCGTCGCCGAGCACTATCGAGACAAAAAAGCTGCTGTGATGGCGTTCGGGTCTGAGGAGAAGCTGCGGGCTTTCACTGAGAAGTTCAAAGCCGCCGAGAATGGGGGTCATGAGACTCACCAGCAACTCAACGAGCTGACTCAGGAGTTCAGTGACAAGATCACTCCCATTTACTGGACCATTAACTACAGCGAGTTGGGTGGCTACCTGGTGCTCTTGCTCGTTTCGACGACTGCCTACCTTCGCTTCACTCCCAGGCGCACTTGATGCCGTGCCGCTGGTGCGGCTGACGGGTGGGATGGGGAGGTGGGTGCGACATGGATCTCAGCGACATATATGCTTCGCTGAAACGATCAAAGGTGACTACGGAAGGTCCGAATGCCAGCTATCCGCTTCTTATTCTGTTTAGTGCTGCTTCTGCCTGCCTCACAGTCCAGGGCCGATTGGTTCTCCACTCTCGTGGGGTACAGCTGCGATACTGCCAACGACCAGCTCATCGTGTACTACAAGGGTGCATACAACGAGGCTGGCGAGGAAATGCTCAAGCAGAAGGGCGAGAACGAATGGGATCCGTGGTCGCTCATAGAGACGGACGAGGACGGTGAAATAATCCGTTCGATAAAGACCATTGAACGCACATGTGCACTCGCGCATGGCAGCTACCAAATTCGACTAGGACCATCGCCCGGGAACAGCAAGGTTACCGGAATGTGTGGTGCCCACATGGGGGCCTGGGTAGAAGTACTGCGAAGCTCTGAGGTGATAGTTCCCAAGCAGGGGCTGGGGCCTGATTGCGACCTGAAAGCGCCGGTAACCACCAAGATCACAATCTCACCTAAGCCAGTGATAACCACCGTGCCAGCTGACGACTTCTATCGGTAGGCGCCCCGCGCGTTGACCGGGGCTAGTCCGATGGTGCGGCTTGCGGGTGGGTTTGAGAGCCGATCAAGGTACGTTGGCAGGTGAGGTTGATAGGGGTCTAATTAACTTCTCTCCAACCGTGGGAGGAACCTTTCATGGGCCTTTTTGACCTTTTTAAGCCCGGCCGATCCGACGACTGCGAAGGGAGATCTAGTGGCAGGAGGAAAGTCACTGGCGGCCATGACCATCGAACGAATGCTGGTGATGATCGAACTCCCGCACAGAAACAGGGTGACAGGGACCGAAGGAAGTCCTAGTCCTCGTTATTGACCGAGTGGGCGGATAGTTCGTCCGGCGCCGGCGGTGCGGATAATTAGGCTCTTGCGATCAAGAGCGTCGATGCGGCCCTGAATGGCGTTCCGTTCACGTCTGCCAGGGTGGCGAGTTCCGCCACGATTGGCGAGTGGCCTTTCTCCTCGATGAACTGTCGAATTTTCCCCAGGATTTCGGTCTGCTTGAGGGAGGGCGCTTCGCTCATGCGTCCCTCCGATCCCTGCCGGCGACTACCGGGCGGCGGTGCGCCGTGTCGCGGAGGTTTTGATGGCACGCGATAAAGAGTTCGCTTTGAAACACGCGCTGGTGGCGGTATTGGCGGCGGCGATGGACCTTGGTGTGGGTGATCAGGTGATTGCGAAGGCTACCGCTGGCTGCAGCAGTCGTATCTCAACTCGCCACTCGCGGAGATCGAACAAACCGCAGGATGGATAGAACGCCAGAATGGCTAGTACCTGCTTCGGGGTCGTTGAAGGCACGAGGCGCGCGGGGGGGATGCCTTGAGGGTGCCCCTTGCTGCACAGGTGCAACGCCAGCAAGCGGAGGAGGGGCCAGAAACACCAAGCCCCGTGCGAGCAGGACGGGGCTTGGTGTACTTCGGATGGGGCTGATCCTTCAGCTCAAATCCACTCTGCGCTCGGGCTTGTGAAATTCTCGTGAAGGCATCTCGAGCAGCGACTGTTCATGGACAACCTGGCTGGTTCGGGGGATCCATCGTGCAGCGGGGATCATTGCGCTGGTCGGGCCAATTGCTCTGGGGCCCAAGCATGTCCCGGGAGTGGTGATTGCACCCAGCCGTCGCGGCCAGGAGTACCAGGAAACATCCGGCCTTGAAATAGCGCATGCATCATCCTTGAAGGGGTTGTAACCCTGGGGGCAAAAGTGAAAAGGGAGCACCTCGCAAGAGATGCCCCCAATGCGGTTTCAGAAATTTAAAGCCGGATCGGCGCGGCGACAAGGAACCACGCCCGCCAGGTTCAGGTTCTGGTGTTCAGACGAACGCATTCCCCCATCGCCATTGCCTCGTCTGCGTGCTTGTCGCCGACAAAGTCGCCAGTGGCCTTGTCGATGATGCGGTACCAGTAAGCGTCTAGCGCTGTTCCTCCGAGAACTTCCCCATTCCTGATCCCTTTGGAATGTGTGCGTGGGACCCTTTTCACCGAGAAGCGTGCACTCAT